TCTTTTCATTCCATACATTTTCATAATAATTCCTATAAAAAGTGGAGGAGTCCGGAAACTCCCCCGTTAGACTGTTTCGTCAATACCTTAAAACTGTATATTAACCCGCTTGAGTTGTTGTAATACCGTCTTGGACTTTACATTGTCCATCAAGATACCAGTTAGTGCCATCAGACCATACATGAATAAAATCTCCATGTACTGCCTTGTTAGCTACAAATGAGACTGTATCTGCATCTGTAACAGTTGCTACACTTCCTGCTGCATCTTCCGGAGAAGATACGTTACCCACAATGATATTAGCACTAGATGCGGTAACTACTGTATGTGTACCAGTAGGTTCTGTTGCTCCAATGTAAAACCAGTACTCTAATCCTGCTGCTGGAGTAGGTAGAGTTTGAATTTTAGCTGCTGCTACATTTAAAACATAACGAGTGCCTGATTCTGCTGCGGTAATTGTATTTGCTGCGGTAATTGCTTCAGTGTCTGAAGGTTTTTGGACCTTAGTCGCTAACTCACGAACATCATTTGTTCTTGCTGAGTTTCGACCAGTGTCTCTTATATTTACTATTGCCATATTATTTACCTCTTGTAAAATTTATGCGTTAAAAAAAGAGGAGGAGTCCGAAGACTCCCCCAAGTTGACATTAGTCAATGCCGTAGAAAGCACCTACAATTGCTTCGTCTCTGAGTACTTTCGCACCATAGACATGCAATCCTCTAACAATATCACCGAAAGAACTAGGGTCTCTAAGGACCTCAGTTGATGTTATTGATTGAGCAGTAGCTGTAGATGAAATATGTCCAGCCAAACATTTACCAGCAGCATTAGATGTGCTTGCAATGTTGTTTGATTTGTACATGCTAAATCCACGTAGTTTTCCACTTGATACTAAACCATTTCTGATTGAGCCTTGTCCACCATTGTAGTCTACTGACAACAATTTAGAACTAGATTGTCCTAGAACTTCATAGAAATCAGGACTTGCAACAAACCAACGACCTTCTTCAGGTACGTTCTGTTCGTCTAATAGTCTTGACATTCTACCCATAAGGTCTAGAGGGTCATGTTCGTTAGAATCAAAACCTATGTCTAGATTACCTGTACCGTCAAAAGTTCCAGCAGCTAAATCAGTAGCGTTGTCAGAACCTAAAACGTGGTTAGGTGATGAAGCAGACAATCCTGCAAACATAACAGCTAAGACAGCAGCATCATATGAATCTTTTAATGCATATGCAGCAGAGCTTGAAGCTACTTCTTTAAAGTTGACGTGTGACATTTTAGTCTCAATATCATCTACGATGAATTTGAAAGCTTTGGCACTATCAACAACTAAAGAAATTTCTTGGTCTGTTAGTTTTGTAGCAGTAGTATCGCTACCTCTTGTGTAATCTGACACAGAGATAACGGGTTCTTTGATAATCTTTACAGAGTCTCCGTAAGCAGTGATTTCACCGGCATAGTCGGTGTTAGTAATAGCTTCAATAACAGACGATTTTCTAAAAAAGTTTAAAACCTTTTTAGAGTAAACCGAAGGTAAAAAGAAACTATTATTTTGTCCACTTACAGAGTTTGCAAAGTTAGCATCGGTATCAGTTGAGGGTTCAAAATATTGAGCCATTTGATATTCTCCTAAGTTTGTAAATTAATAGTTAATTATTTTGCAATCCTGCCTTCTTGCATAGCTGTACTTATTTCAGCTTCGTGCTTATCAAATTCAGCCATAGACATTTTTGCAATTTCCCTTTCAGTCCAAACTTTCTCTTGCTTCGGTTCTACACTAGTTGTTTTAGTGGAAACCATGTCAGCAGCAGATTTCTTGGACTGTTTAGAATTTGACTTCTTCGGTGCAACATCCATACCAATATCTTTCTTGAACAAATCTAAAGCTCTTGAAGCTAGATCAGCATCGTCAGCATTATTGTATACCCAATCTTGGATAGACTTTGGCTGCTCTTTAGCCCAACCATGAAAATCATCACTATTGCGAATATCTTCAAAATCAGGATGCTTATCCATCAATCGCTTTTCAGCATCTTTACGAACTAACTCTTTTTCACGTTCTTGTAGTCTTTCAAGCTTCTCTCTTAAGTCTTTAGATTTCTCTTCGGACTGTAAGTGAGAAACAGTTTCTACAACTTCGTAAACATCAGGATACTCTTCTCTAAACTTTTCAAGTTCTTCTGGAGATTTAGGAGCAACGTAGCTTGGTCTGCTGTTAGCAGCTTCTTCTAGTAACTCTTGTTCTCTAGACTTAAATTCATTTAACTTAGAGTCATAATGCTTTTTCAAGTCATCATAGCGTTTCTTGTAGTCTGGTCGCTTGTAAGGTTCGTCCTTTGGAGTCTCCTCTTTAGCTTCCTGTTCTACAGGTTCTGCTACTTTAGTTTCCGGTTTTGCTTTGGGCTTTTCGAAAAAAACTCCGTCTGCATCTTGAAAACCTATTTCGTCTTCTGTATGCCAAGGTTTGTTCATGTTGTAAGGATTGGCATTTTCCTCTTGTACTTCTGTAGTCATATTCTTCTCCTACGGGGGCTTCGTTCACAAGGTAGCTCTATGTCGACTAGAGGGCTTGTATGTAAAGGTAGCCTTTCGGTTTATAAAATGATAGGGTGCTTATGACATAAGGTAGCCCTACCGTTAAGTTTGTTTAGCTTCTGACGTGCCTTTGGTCAGGGTCAAGCATCATTTTAGATTTAATACCTTTTGATATTTCATCTTCATCTTCAAGACCTTTAGTACTATCTACTGTTTCTTTAACAATGCGAACCTGTGGTTCTTTTTGTTCTTCAACAGGTAGTTCTACTCTTTCTTCCGGCTCACCACCATTAGCTAAACCTTGTCTTTCATCTGCTTTCATTTCTGCATCTTTCATCATTGACATTAAATTGTCAGCTCCGATTTCTTCTACAGCTTTAGCAGTAAAGACAAACTCTCCATCAGATAACCTTGCAGGTATACTGTCAGAGACTCCTGAACCCGGACCTTCAACAGGACCAGACCCAGCAAATTCTTGTGCAACGTCTATAACTTTGTCGAATATTTCGCTAAGTTGATCGTTGCCTTGTAACTGTGACATTAGATAGTCTTCTTCTTCGCTATCTAATGCTTCGTCTAAAATAAAATCTAAGTATTCATCTTCCATTTCATCATCAGGAAGCATTTCCTCTTCAGGTTCATTAGGCATCATTAACATAGTCATTTGTCCTTCTATGTCACCACCTTCAGCTTTTAATATTGGTCGAGATAAAGCTTCTTCTAATTCTGAATAATTTCTAAGCTCAAAAGCTTCTTCTAATAATTCTTCAATTCTTGCAGAACTAAAACCTCTTTGTCGTAATTCATCAGCAGTTTGAGCCATTTCACCTTGTATTGCTGCACTTGATTCGTAAGCAGTTCCTTCATCTATTTCTTTTTGCAGTCTTTCAATTTCTTTTTCAGAAAATTTTCTATTAGATTTAGACATATTTTCTGTTTCTAGTTCTTTTTTTATTTTCTTTTGTTTAGCCATTAATCGTGCTATTCTAGCTGCTATACCACCAATAACATATTGTTCTCTATCATCATCTAACAAACCACCACTAGCTTTTTTATTTCGCATGTTTTCTTCGATGGCATCTTGTCTAGTTTGTTCGTAACTATTTAATTTATTATCTCCATCTAAATCCCCAAGTAAACCACCATCGTTTCTTGAATCTTTTAAATATTGTTTATCACCCATATCAGCTTTAATGCTAACAATTTGTTTATTAATATCTTGGATTTCTTTATCTAATTGTAAAACTTTACGTTCATCGTTATTTGCCATAGCTTCTTCACGTTCATTCATTTTTAAAGTTGCTGCAGCTTCTAAACCATTAAGTAATGTATTAGGATTTTTATTTAATCCTTCTATAGTGTCTGGTGTTAATAAATTTTCATTCATGTTTCTTGTTTCCTATTAAGTGCTTCTTTAACCTGCTCCGGGAGCTGCTCTAAGCGTACCAGAGAAGTTATCTTCCCCTGCAACCGGAACATTTCCGATTCCGATGTTGCCACCACCAGTGCCTGTGACTCCAAGGTCTTGAGGTTGTGCAGGTGTTCCTTGAAGGCTTCCCATATTATTTGGTTGCCCGTCAGGGCTTTGAGCTTCAGGGCTAATTGTTTGTCCAGCATTTTGCATTCCTATAATTTGTGCCATAATAGCTGCTTCTTCAGGGTCGTTGAGTATTTCATCAGGGTCTAAATCTAAGCTATAGGCTAGTTCACTAACGAGTTTAGAAATCTTAACAAATGGAGCAATAGCAGGGTTTTGTGCAGTTTGTAAGAAAGTAGTAAGTCTTTGACTTCGTACTTCTTTTTGCATTAAGCTATTAGTTCCAGTAGCTTTAACTTCTAAATCACCATTGACATCTAACCCACCTTCAAAGAACTGCATGTTCCATTGGAAGAAAGCTTCTCCTAGAGGTCTTAATAAAAAGTCATCAAGATTCTTAACAACTGTTTTAATATTTAAACTTGATGCACCTAACAACATTGACATACCCGAAGCAGTCCTTGTCATACTTTGTACACCTGTTTGTCCGTGTGAGTAACTAGGTATGCCTGTTTGTTCGTCTGCAAGTTGTCTAAACTTATCAAACATCATCATATTTTCTGGTGCTGTGTTGGGAAACTTTAAACCATGTATAGCTTGTCCGGGCATTCCAGCTTGTCTTCTAAATATCTTACCCGGATATATTTCCATTGATTGTCCACCAACTAAAGCAGACTCATCTACATCAAACACCAAAGACCCAGCCATTGCTAGGTTATCTACAGCCATACGTGCATGACCATTCATAATTTGTTGGCTATCATCCATGTTCTCAGCTACACCAATACCAAAGAAGTTATAAGGATTTCTTTCGTATGGGAAAGCGTGGTAAGGTATTCTATAAGGAGTAAATGGATTGACCACTGCTCTTAATAGACTATCACCACATATCCAAGCATTAACTTGGACTTCATCTAGATCATCAATATCATCTGCAAGTTCTATACCGACTTCACGTGCATACTCTGCATCCATGATTCCCCAGTATTCAAGAACTTCAAAGTTTGTTTGATAGTCTTCATCGCTTCTTGCATCGTCTTTTAAATGTGACTCAAAGCTTTTTTCTTCGTAGTTAGCACCCATCTGTAAACAATTACGAATAGCATCCTCATCAAAGTAAGGCATGTTACGCAGTTGTCTAAGTTGAGATTTGTTTAGTTTGTGTCTGTGGATAACATACTCACACTCTTCAATGCTAGTAGCTCCGGGGTCTGGATAAAAATCCCAACAACTAACAAACTCAATTCTAGGTACTCTAACTTCTAATGGATTATAATTTCTTTCACCATCTTCACTAGTTTCCCATTTGTGAAGTTTTTTGTTAAAGTTAAATGGTCCTTTTACAATCCCTGTACCAAGTAAAGAAGATTCTAAAAGAGCATTTCTAATTTCTGATGAACCTTTTGATTCATCTATTTGATCGTGAATAAGCTTTTCCATTCTCCTTGCAGCTTTTTGTGCTGGAGAAATTTCTAATGCTTGTGGATTAGGACTAAAACCTTCAACTAATTGATCTTCTATACTGTCTTCTAAAGACTCTTCAAAGATTCCTTTTTGAAGTGTAGCTCCGGCTTTAAGAACTTTACCATCACCTTCGTAACCAACATCGTAAGGATTTATATCTATTCTATTACCAATATCATCTGGTAATTCACCACCACCCATAGTACTTTCAATACCGGGTGCACTTGTTTGAGTATCTAAATGTGCACTAGCTAACTCACCTTCAGGTATTTTAGTTTCAGCAATACCAATAGGAAACTTACCTGTGCCAAAAATTACATCAACAAGTTGACCAAAAGCAGCTAGTACTTTTGTTTTAGTAATCTTAACAAAAATACGAGACTTTTCAGAGTCTCTAAATTTAATAGACTTGTTGTAAAGTCCTCTATAATTTTCGTATGCTCGTAACCAACGTGACTCATCTGAACGTCTAGCATCTTCTGCTACAGTAAATCTGCCTTTGATAATACCAATCAGGTTGGTACGTTGTTCTATTTCAAGAGCAAGTTCTTTACCAGCTTCACCATCTACTTCTTCATAAAGATTATCAGCGTTTAAAAATGTGTTTTCTTTTTCCATATATTACTAATAACCAAATGTAGAATCAGTGGGTTTGTATATATCCGACTTAATTCTAAGCATTCGTTGATGAGGATGATCCATTCTTGGTCTACTCATTACCATGTATCTTAACGCATCGTATGCGTGATCAGCAGCATGAGTATCCACATCCTCCGGATTACTCTTTGATAATGGAAGTCCTTGTAACTCTTTAATTAAGTTTGGACAACTATTAAAGATTTGAACCTTTGGTCTTCCTGTATCTCTACTAGGTCTAAGATACTCATGTATCTGAACCTTACCAGCCTGTCGGTTCTTATCAGCTCTTCTAAGTTTGTGACCCTTACGAATCAATAACTCACCTATGGTAGGACCAGTATAACCAGTCCTTGACCAAGCTGCTGTATCTAACACACCAGTTATGGATTTAATTTCTGACTCTTCCATTTGAGTCAAAGTGTCTCCTAGTGCTTCACCGGTAAGACCTTTTCTGTATAATTCTCTATATATAATGAGGGTCTTATCCTCAGGGTCTATTGCACCCCAGAGACAGCAACTTTCAGAAGCGTAACCATAGTCAATACCTTTTAACCTTTCCCACCATGACGGTAAGTCAAAGGGTGGTATTACATGTATGGACGTATCAAATTCTGCAAATGCTGCACCTTCTGAAATATCCCAATTACCTTCCAACAACTGTTTACGTTGTATGGCTGGTAAGGATTGCAACATCCTTTCGTATTCACCGTCTTCAGCAAGAAAAGGATTGTCCTGTAATCTTGCTGGTATAAACTTTCTTGTTAGACCGTCAGTACCTTTAAAAGTTTTGTTTTCTTCTGCTGGTTCTACGTATCTTTTCTTTACCCATTGTGCTCCTACTCCACCCGGGTTAGCTGTACATCTTAAATAAGTTTTTAACTCAGGGTTGGTGGTTCTTAGCCTTGATGCTAAATAGTTCCATCCAAACTCTGTAGGTAAGTGAGTTATCTCATCAAAACCTATCCAACTGTACGCTTGTCCTTGGTAACGATAAACATCTGCATCTCGTTCCAAAAACCCAAACTCTATTTTTGCTCCACTTGGGAACTGCCATAACTTTTCTACTTCTTTAAACTTAGCACCTTTAAAGGCTCTAGGATAAAGTTCTCGAGACTTATCTATAAGTTCTCTTAGTTCTGGCATAGACCTTCTAAGTATCAAAGCTCTGTGCTCTGAAATATGACAGTAACGCAATGGGTCTATTAACATTGCAAAAC